TGCTCATGTTTTGTTTAACGACATGGGGACGGAACGCCAGCCAAAAACATTTGAGAAATTTAAACGAGAAACTTTAACATCTGTCGAGTTTGGCTATTCTCTTTTTGAGATCACAAACAAGATCGTCAAAGATGATCCGGTTTACGGAAATTATATTGGTTTGCGTGGCCTCGATTGGCGTTCGCCGAAAACAATCGAGGAGTGGTATTTATCGAAAGGCGGAGAGCTTGAACAGGTCAGGCAAACAGACAATTCGCAGCGAGCGCAGGACGTTTTCATTCCAGGTTATTTTCTCTTGCATATCGCCCCAGAAATGGAGGGCGACTTATACGAAGGGATATCAATGCTGCGGCCCGTGTATGGAAACTGGCTCCGAAAAGATGTTATGCGAAAATTGCAGATGATCGGTATAGAGCGCGCGGCGACTGGAATTCCTATCGGAGTTATCCCACAAGGCCGGGAAAATTCAACCGAACAAACAGCTCTTGAGGATTCTCTTTCGCGCTTTGTGAGTCATGAGCGGCAATATATGACTATGCCGGAGGGGTTTAAAATTGAATCGCTCAAAATCGAGCATGACGCGGAAAAAGTGCAAAAAGCGATTGAGGCTGAAAATATCGGAATGACCAAAAGTTTTTTGGCGAATTTCATGGAACTAGGCTTGAGTGGTTCTGGTTCTTACGCCCTTGGAACTGACCTTTCTGATATTTTCTTGTCCGGGATTCAGGTTTACGCGGATGCCGTGACTTCATCTATAAACGCTAAATTAATCCCGATGCTCGTCCGGGCTAATTTTGGGCCGCAAGAAAAATACCCCGAACTCAAAATTGAAGGGATCAACGACAAGGCAGGCAAAGAATTTGCCGAAGTCCTTAAGACTCTCAAGGAAAACGATTTAATCCAGGTTACAGATCGCTTAAAAGAGATCATTCATAAACGCTATAATCTGCCGGACTTCGAGGAAGGGCTTTCCTCCCCCTCTCCGGTGTCTCAGCTTACCGAAGTCCGGCTTTCAGAAATTGAATATAATCTTGCTGAAAAGAGCGTCGGGCAAAACATTGAGCGTGTCGGCAAAGAGATGACTAAAATTATGCAAAACAGTATAACGCCAAGAGGCGAAAAATTAGTCGCTCAAATGATGGAGATTTGGAGAAACGCGCCAAAATCAAAGCGCATGGAACAAGTTAACCGACTGAAGGTTCCCGGCAAAAATGAATATAAACGAATATTAGCAAATGTGCTCGCGGAGGTTTATGTTCAAGCCACAAGCGGTGTAAAAAAAGAGCTTTCCTCCGACGGCCTAAAACTTGCCGAAGAATCAGAAATTAGGGATTTGCCGGCCGAGTCCAAATCCGCCGGAGCTTCTCAAGCTGACCTTTTAACAGAGAGTCAAGACGCAGACTTGCGAAAAAATCTCTTTTTCAGTTTCACCAGCAAGGCCGACGTTTTGCCGACTGAAGCGCAAATGGAGGCGAATTTACTGCAAGTGGTAAAAAATTATGTCGAGGGCGCAAGCGTTCGAGTCGCGGGCCCGAATGCTGTCGCGAATGCCGTCAACATTGCCCGAAATGCGATCTTCCAGAAAAAGGAAACGCTGGATAAAATTGAAAGCTTTATCTTTACCAATCCGAGCCCGGAAGCCGCGATTTGCATTGAACTTGCGGGCCGTGTCTTCTCAAAACAGGAGTATGTTGTCAGTGATAAGTTGCCGCCACTTCATCATAATTGTAATTCATGGATCAAGGCGCAAATCTCAGGAAGACCTGGAAATAAGCCGGTAAGTCCGGCGGGCCTTAGTATCCAGGGCACGGACAATCAAATTGAACAGATCGAAAAAAGCATAACCCTGTAATATGATTTTTCAATTAGCCGAAAACACATCCAAGCGAGTCCAGGTCGCTAAAGTTGGAAAATTTCAACATGAAATTTATGGGAATTTTTCGATCACTCTGGACGACCTGCAGAAGATGAAATTAGGACTTGATGAAAATATCCGGCGTCAAGAGTTGGAAGGAAAGCCTGTTTTGCCGTTTGATTACAAACATGAGGAAGAGGACATAGCGGCTGGTTGGATCACAAGTCTTGAAATTGACAAAGACAAAAACGGCGCAAACGCTCTTTTTGCGGAGGTTGACTGGACTCCCAAAGCGGCCGAAAAAATCAAAACGAAAGAATTTAAATTTGTTTCGCCCTCAATCCGCCGCAACTACCAGGATGCGGAAACGGGCAAAAAATTTGATATCATTCTCAAGGGGGCAACGTTAACTAACGTCCCCTTTCTCCGGGACATGGAAGCTGTGCACTTACTATCAGAAAGCAGACGCGCCGCTTTTGAGTCTCTTAAGCTGTCTGGCGACGAACCGGACATTAATTTTAAAAAAGGTGTTAACATGCCGAAAAAACTCGCTGAATCCTTTAGTAAAATGTCGCCGGACGATCAAAAGGAATTTTTGCTCGCTTGCGGCCTGATGAAAAAGGACAAAAAGCTTTCCGAAGAACTAAGAAAAACTCAGGATGACTTGAGAAAAGCGCAGTCTGATTTAAAACTTTCGGAAGATCAAAACAAAAAATTGACAGAGGAAATGTCGAACTCAACGGACGCAAGCGACAAGCTGAAACTTGCCGAAGGAAAAATTGAAAAGCTCGAAGAAAACCTTAAGTCAATGACGCGGGAAATGGCCGACGCAAAACGCAAGGCTCAGTTTGACCAAATGCTGTCGGAGGGGAAAGTTTGCGAAGCTCAGCGGAAGCCATTCATGGCGCAAGATTTCGCGGAGTACGCGAAACTTAACGAACCTATTAAGCTTCGCGACGCTGGACAAAATTATCAAAGCGACGAAGACATGAGTCAGGAAAAAGCATCCGGCGAACTCTTGAAACTCGCGGAAGAAAAAGCAAAAGCGGATGAATGCGAGTTTGGTGAAGCCATGAAACTAGTATTGTCCGAAAACCCAAAACTCGCGGCCCAGGCCGGTCAATAAGGAGAAAAAAATGGCAAGTCATTATACAGCGCGTTACAATAGATCGCTTTTAGCCGCCGTCGATCTAAGCTCCAGTCAATTTTTATATGTGAGTGACAACGGCTCCGGTCTGGCAAACATAGCCGGAGGCACTAACGGCGCGTTCGGATTCGGATTTTTGATGAACAATCCCGAAGCCAACGAAGCTTGCGAAATTGCGACAATCGGCGGAGGCGCGAAAGGTATCGCCGCCGAAACGATCACGTTGGCGGCCGGGAAAGTCACGGAACTAAAAGCCGACGCAACCGGAAAAATGCTTAATGCCCTTCCCGGCGATGTAGTCGCGGCCGTAGCTCTTGAGAGTGCGGCAACGGATGATATTTTTGAGGTAATGCCGGTTTCCTATATAAAACTGGCCGAGCCGGTCATTTTTCAAGCCGCCGCGGATTTAACATCGAGTCAATATTATTACGTCGGCGACAGCTCCGGCGATGTGGATGTCACTGGCGGCGCAACTGGCGCGGTTGGCTACGGATTTTTAATGAATGCGCCGGACACAGGTGAAGACGCGATCATTAACGGGCCGGGCTATCCGTTCGCAAAGGCGATTTCTCATGACGCCATTTCAGTGAATGACAAACTGAAGGCTTTGGCGACCGGCAAAATGGACGCGACAACCACACCCGGCGATATTGTGGTGGCAATTGCTTTGTCAGCCTCAACCGGGGCGGATGAAACCATTGACGTGATTCCAGTCCTTTATATTCATCCATAATTTAATAAGGAGAAAATAATAAAATGGCAACAACAGTAACAAGGGCGCGTGAAGACAGGCTCTTAGGCGATGTTAGTCGCCGTCATAATGTCGAGGGGCTGGTGGCAAATCAAGTGCTAACCTCAACGATTGTCAAGAAAAGTACTGGTAAAATTGGCAAATATGGCAATGAACATCTACGCATTGTTCATGATTTGGTTGGCGGGATGACCGAGTATCCTAAAATCACGGTAGACACAAAGGATAGCGACCGTTATATACTCGAAAAGCACGGTCTTGGAGTTACGCTTAGCGAAGAAGAAATCGATAACGAGATTCAACCTTTTGATGCGCGAGTTGACGCCACAATGGATGTTACAGACCGTTTACTGCTCGGACGCGAGTTTGCGCTTTCTTCGGTTTTGACAGATACCGCGACTTTAACCAATAACGTCACATTGTCGGGAACGGATCAATTTAACGACTATGATAACTCTAAGCCTCTTGAGGTTTTTAGGGCCGCGCGAGCTTCGATTTACTCCAAGACCGGCAAAGACACGCGCATGAAAGGCGGATTTGCTCTTTTGACCTGGGATGTTGAAAACGCCTTGAGTTTTCACCCGGATTTGCTCGATTTGTATAAATATGTCGGGAATGTCGGCAATGGCCTCAGCCTTGAGCAATTGCGACAGGTTATGAAAGTAGATCGCTTGATAATGGCCTGGAGCCAGTACGACTCCTCAAAAGAGGGGCAAACAGCCGTTATTACGCCGACATGGGGGAAAAATATTGTTTATGGTTTCGCGCCTGTAAATGGAACAAAGCGAATAACTACGCTTGGTTTCAACGTCGCGAAAACTCGCGCTCATAGAGTGTTTAGGAGCCGAATTGACGACCCGCCAAACGCCGAGCGCGTTTTGGTCGACATTACCTACGATGACCTTATAACCGATGTCGGCGCGGGTTATCTCATCAAAGACGCGGTCGCATAGAAGAGGCAGTATGGATAGGGCAATGCTTGCGAGCCTGACAAAAGAAAAATTAATCAGATTTTTTCCGAGCCTAAATTTAAAAATGGCAAGCTCGAAAGACGATTTGATTGCTCAAATTTTGTCAGGTAATCCGACAAGCGACGAAATCCGGGGGCTTGAGATTTATTTCGACAAGGAGCCGGAACCCGAACCGCGCTTTATTGTGGTTTATCCAATACAGGAAGACGGCAGATTGTTTGAGCGAGGCTCCCAATATACAGGACGTTTTGCGGAAAAGTTTTTGCGGGACGGTCAAATCAAGGATCAATAATGGCATACGCGACGGCGACCGACATTGAGGCGGAATTCAAAAATATTACCTTTGACACTTCCTCCGCTATTACGGAGACCGAGGTCACAGAGTATATTAATCAAGAAGAGGCGTATATTAATGCGATTGTCTCTAATCGATACGAAATTCCAATCACTGGAAACGAGGCAAGAAAAATCCTGAAAAATATTTCTATTGCCTGTGTTGCTTATCGCGTCGCTAAAGTCCTGAATCTGAAAAAGGATGTTCCTATCCCGGAAAAGTTTGTTCCTCAAGCAATCAATGAGGGGGCGGCTTACCGGGAAGCGAAGAAAAAACTTGAAATGATCCAGAAAGGCAAGGTTATTTTGGATGACGCGACGGCCCTTTCTTCTCAACAGGGAGTGAAAAGTTACAATGCGTCCAACAATATTTTGCCAATCTGGGAACGGGACACAAGGCAATGGTAGAGCATCATGGCTGAAAATCCCGTTTCCTATGACGTTGACGCCGACAACCAATTCAAAAAGGTCATGGCGCGAGCGATTAAGTCAGGCCTGGATTTGTCTTTTTCGATGGGAGAAGCAGTACGGATTATTAAAAAAGAATCCAAAAAGAATTTTATTCTAAAGGGTTTTGGGAAATATCCGCCGCTTTCGGATAAATACTCCAGGAGAAAGTTTATTTTAGCGCCAGGGACGCCGATTTTAACAGGAGCAAAGCCCGGCAAAGTCAACAAGGGAAAGAAAATCTCTGGTGGCGGAGCGTCGGGAAAACTGAAGCGTTCGATAATAAATAATACTTCGGACTCTATTGTTTTGATCGGCAAAAGGTCGCTTGAGTTTGGAACTAAAGCGACGACCGACGAGGGCAAGCCCTATCCTTTGTATGTCCAGGAAGGCACAAAAAACAAGGACGGAAGCGTAAAAATGCCCGCTCGAAAGTTTTTGTTTTTCAGTAGTCGCATGGTTAAGCAGATCATCAACACGATAAACGCTGATATCGCAAATCAATTGCCGTCATGAAATACGATCTTGAAAAACTCGAATCTGATTTATTGGCCCTGGTAAAATCCAAAATGGCTGTAAAATTATCAGAGATCGAGGCGGATAAGGGCGACTCGATAACACTCGAAGTGCCCGCCGATGATCAATATTTCAATAGCACGGATATCGATGAGGAAATCGTTAATCAAGTGTTAATGGTGCGTTACGGCATTGAAGAGAGCGACGCGATTTCGATTTCGTCCGCGACTAGTCAGGAAAGCACGGTTTCATTTCTGGTTTACCTGAATGAATTAAACCAGGCGCGCGGCGTTTTGCGCAAAAAGATTTTTCGCTACGGCCGGGCGCTGAAAGAGATTTTCGAAGAAAATTTCAGAGATCTTTCGTTTGTCTCGAATATGAACATTGAAGTTGTTTCGCCGATGGAGTGGAGGGAAAACGAATCATCCCCCGCCTATAAAGTCGGCGGAGTTTTTATAAAAGCCACACTCGCGAGTTAACATGGGCAATGAATATCAAGAAATAAAAGATGACGAGAAAACGCTAATTGCGAAGCGGGATTTTGTTATTTTTCAGAATGATTTCCGGGCCGACATTAAAAAAGGCGATGATTTGTCCGAGATACCGGAAATCTATCATCAGAATTTAAAAACTGAGGGCGTCATTTAAGCCCGTAACCAAAAAGGAAAAAAATGGCTCAAAATCAACCCCGTCACATTTACGGGATTCATGAAATGGCCCCCTACGTTCCGGCAACGGGCGCCCCTTACGGTAATTTTCGCGTATTGGGAGGCGCAAGTATAAATCTCTCCGGCGAGCTTATTCAGTTGACGGGCGGCTCGTCACCGTACCCCTGGAGTTCCCAGGACGGCAATATTACGGCGGAGCTTGTCTTTTCACCGAAAGAAATTCCAGATTTTTTGTTTAAGTTGATGCTGGGGAACCTTCCGACAACGATTAACAATGATCCTGGGAATGTTTCATCTTTGACAAATGTTGAGGGGACTTCCGTGCAGGATGCCACAACCGGGATCGCTTCAGTTGGCGTAAAATCAGGGTCGGAAGCGGATGTAAAATTCGGAAAATATCTTGTGGTGGCGGTTTCTGCAACGACCGTTGATGTTTATGGACTCTCAAGTGCGGACTTTCAGCGCGGAACAGATAAAGAATACGTCGACGACACCCTAAAATTAACATCCACTCCCCTGAGCATTACGGCGTCGGCCGCTGTGGAGGTGCCCGGATTTGGTGTTGAATTGACCGGCGGCTCAGGCGTCATTGCTATGACGACCGACGACACGGCCGAATTTGAGGCAAACCCGCCCTCCCTGGAACAAACAGACGTTGAAATCGGCGCAATCGGCTCTTGTATCCCCGAATTTGGAGCTGTGATAACTTCACAAAAACAATCCGACGGCGGACTTTGGATATTTGACGTTTATCGAATAAAGGCTATTGGATATCCATTTGGAATGGCCGAAAAAGCTTTCAATGAGCCGGAAATGACGGCGAACATTCTTTACGACTCCGCCAAAAATGGAATCATGAAAGCTAGATACATTAAACCTATCGTCGCCTGCAGCTAAAAAATGGCAACAGCAAAAATAACTCTGACAACCAATATGCAGTTATTAGGGGCGGGGCCTATGGTGATTACTCTGGAAAAAGGGCCGCTAGCCGGGCTGCATTTTGCAAGCTCATTGCCAGCCGATACTGCCGCCGTTCATAGATTACGAAGCGGTGACGGCAACAGTCAGGCGTTTAATTACACAGGCTCTTTGAATGTGTACGCCCGCAAATATGATCCGACAGGAACGGCTGATACTGAACTTGCTTATACATAGTAAATTATGACTATCACAGGGCCAGAGACCGGCATTACAGAGCGATTAAAAGTTGGCGATATCGACGGATTTGTCGTCAAAAACAACACCACAACCGCCGTCACGATTACAGCGGGGCGAATGGAGGCGAACGGCAAAAAATATGTATTGTCGGCCGATGCCTCTCACACTATGACAAGTTTAGCAGCCGGAGCTGATTTTCATTATCTCTACATTGACGATACCGCCAGCTCCCCTCCGACCGCAACAATCATTGACTCGACGACAGAGCCATCTTTAGACGCCGCAAAACGCGGATGGTATAACGGGGACGACAAGCTTGTTGGTCTTGTGTATAGTCCGGCGGGAAGCGCGGTAGTGCGTTATTTTGACTTAGTTCAAATCAGCCCAAATTACGCACGGATTGAATTCCCAGATTTCCAGCTTGATTTCTCACTTGCCTCCGCTATGGTTCCATCTGGCTCCTGGCAAACTCCTGATGATAATGAATCAAGCGTGTTTACTCCTGTAAATGCAAAGGAAATCAAATTACGGCTGATAGGGTCGGACTCAACCCCCGCGACGTCGGAGTTGAGTTGCCTCAATAGTGAAGACGCTGCCACGTACCCAGTCATAACTCGCTCCCCTTATTACGTGCGTAATTATGACGACAATTACTTTATTAATTGGGTAATTCTTGGAGCTTCGCGAAAAATAAAAATAGCCGGCGGAGTTACCGACGATAACGCACTATATTGCTGGATGTCCGGCTTTGGATATGAGAGATAAAAAAAAATATGAGTAAACAATTTGTAATTCAAATTCAGACTGAGGAAAATGGACTGGGGATTGGTTGGCTTGCGAAAAGTTTTGAGGTATCTGAAGACGCTCCAATCCCTGAAACATGGCCCTCGAACCGGGCGCAGGTCGTCATGACTAACGAAACGAGCTTCGATGAGATAGTAGCTGTTTATCAGCAATATAAAACTGCCGCTATTTTCAGCTACGACGAACCGAGCGAAACAATAAATTGCACTGGAGCTTATACTGGCTCCTGGCCGAAGGATTAAAGATGAAATTAGCGGATTTACAGCCAAAAAAAGTTGATTTTACAGTCTCAGACGTCGAGCTAACCTTTCGTCCGTTTACGATTGCGGACGACTTAAAGTCCCAGGAAATCGCCGGAGGACAAAAGAAACTCGTCAAAGCTTTTGAAGAATTTGACTTTGAAAAAATTTCTTTGGTGGCTTGGTATCAATTGACACTTGAAAGCCAGCGAAAAATTCTGGAAGTTGTCGAGGCTGCCACGATTGATCCAGACACAGGCGAAGAAACACAAGTCAACATTAAGCCCATTGAAAAATTCAGGGCTCTTTTTCAGGGGATACCGGATCAAATTCATCTTTTGACGAATCTTGTAAAATGCCGGGGTTTAAATATTCCCAACATCGAGGATGATGAAGCGCTGGGGGAGTGGGTAAACCAATTGACGGCGGCTCTACCGTCGATTGGCGGCTAATATTTGACTTAATCGCCTCCGAATATGGATACACTTGGCGGCAATTTACGGGGATGACCTATAAATTGCTGAATTCATGCCTTGAGGCGATCAATCGGCGCACTCACAACAATATCGCGATTCAAGCGGCTATGAGAGGCATTAAACTAAGCCTCTACAAACCGCCAGTTAAAATAGAGCCTCCCTCAAAAGAAATGCTCGCGAAAGCGCGTTCAGAAATTTACAATATTTTCCAGGCAAAGCAAGCGGCGGCGAATGGCAAAAGATAACGAACTTGTCATAAAGATAAACGGCAACATCAAGGGCTATCAAGACGCCCTGAAAGCCGCCTCGAAAGAAACGGAAAATCTACAAAATCGCCTAAACAATATTGCCAAAATTGGCGCAGTGGCTTTCGCCGGTCTTGGCGCGTCAATCCTTCTCGCCGCTCAATCCGCCGCAAAATTCGAGACTATCGAAGCGCAATTTGAGACATTAACCGGCTCCGTTGAGGAAGCTCGAAAAACAATCAAAGTCCTATCTGATTTTACCGCCAAAACCCCTTTTAAATTTGAGCAAGTCGCGCAAGCCGGCAAACAACTTCTCGCTTTTAAAATCCAAGGTGATGAGTTAAAGCCAACGCTCCGAGCTATTGGAGATGTGGCGGCCGCGACCGGGGCCGCGTTTGGCGACCTGAATTTAATTTTTGGGCAAGTCAAAGCGGCGGGAAAACTTACCGGAGAACGCTTGCTGCAGCTTGAAGAAAGGGCCGTCCCAATTGGCCCGGCTTTGGCGAAAACCATGGGCGTCGCTGAATCCGCAATTCGAGACTTGGTGAGTAAAGGCGAAGTTGATTTCGCAACATTTCAGAAAGCTTTTAAATCTTTATCGGAAGAAGGCGGCTTAGCTTTTCAGGGCATGGAGAAGCGCTCAAAAACTCTTGAGGGGCAACTTTCAACCCTAGCGGATAATTTTGATTTATTGACGGCGGAGGTTGGGGAACAATTTCTTCCAGTTCTCAAACAGCTCACAGGCGCAATGACAAATTTTCTCGGCTTTCTCCGGGAAAATCCCGCTATGGCGGATTTTATTTCCCGTGCCCTGGTTGCCGGGACTGTCGTCGGAGGACTGGCGACAACGGTCGCATTGGCCGGGACGGTTTTTTTAAAACTTCGCGCCTCAATGATCGCGGCCACTCTCGCGACAAAAGGACTCGGCTTTGCTGTTAAGGGCTTGGTTGGCGCGACTGGACTGGGATTAATTGTCGCTTTCTTGCCCGAAATACTCGATCTTTTTCAATTCGTTTTTAGAAAGATTTCTTTTATTTTTGAGGGTTTCGTTACTTTTATCAGTCAAAATGCAAAGGGATTAGGGAACATCCTGAAAGGGATTTTTACTTTTGATGCAAAAACAATTGAAAAGGGAATTCTGCAGCTCGCGAGCGCGCTTGATGAGGGAGTCGACGCTGCAATCAAAGAATTCGAGCGCGCGGAAAAAGCCTCAAAAAAACAAGCCGAAGAGACTAAAAAAGATCAAGAAAGCGCGGCCAAATCAGTCGAGGATAGCCAAAAGAAGCAAACCGACGCTATCAAAAAAGGAGTGGACGCCCGGACGCAAAAACTTAAAGACGAAAACAGGCTACTTCAGGCTGAGCTAAGCGGACAAAGCAAGGAGCAGCTCGCGATTCTAAAAAAAAGGATCGCTATCGAGCAAAAAGAGCGCGACGCGCAGGCAATCCAAAACGCCGACCGCCGAAAACTTGCTTTAGAAAATATCAAACTCTTAAATCAACAGCTAGATAAAGCCGAAAAAGACGCGGCCGCCAAACGCGCCAAACTTGAAGCCGAAAAAGACAAAAAAGCCGAAGAGCGCAGGCAGAAAGAAAGAGAAGAGGTCGAAGAACGCGCGCAAAATCTCAAAAATCAAAACGAGATTCTAAAAGCGGGGCTCGCTGAGCGAGAAAAAGAGGAAGTTGATTTTCTTCGCCGTCGACAGGAAATTAGAAATCAAACCAGGGACGCGGAGAAGATCAAAAACGAGGAAGAGCGGAATTTATCGCTTGAAAATATCAAACTTAAAAACGAGCAGCTTCTAGCGGAAGAGTCGGAGTTTTTCGCCGCTCGCGACGAAATGCGCGCGGAACAACGAGAGATTGAAGCCGCGCTTCAAACTGAACTTGAAGAGCTTTCAACTGAAAAACGACGCGCTTTGCAACAGCAAGAAATTGATGAACTGCGCGCCAGCCTGGAAACACAAGCGTCAATTCGCTCAAAGTCTATCAAGAAGGAGCTACTAGAACGCCGAAAATCCAACAAACTCTTTGAGGACGAAGAGGAACGCTTCGGAACGGTAATTGCGACTTTCAGAAAAATCAGACGCTCTGAAGAATTTCAGAACGCGCAGACCGCCGCCGCCGCGCTTGCTCAACTTCAACAATCAGAGAATCAAAACTTAAAAGCAATCGGCAAAGCGGCCGCCTTGGTTCAGATCGGGATTAATACCCAAAAAGGAGCAATTGCGGCATATGCCGCCTTAGCGGGTATCCCGTTAATAGGGCCGGCCCTGGGAGCCGCCGCCGCCGCCGCGTTAATCGCGTTTGGAGCCGAAAGAAGTCGCCGCGTCCTGGCCGCGCAGACCGGCGGCTTTGTACCCGGTTCTGGCGCCCCTGACTCACAGGCCGCTTTTTTGACGCCCGGAGAGTTTATTGTCCCCCCTCAGACGGCAAACGAGGTCATAAACGCTGTAGCGGAACAGAGAGCAATTGAAAGAGAAACAGCAGAGACCGAAGAAGAAACGCCGGAGGGCTTTGCGAATGAAATTTTAGTCGGATTTGATGGCGATGAAGCGGCGGACGTGTTAACCGTCCGACAAAACGAACAAAACTTTTTAGGGACGTCTCAGCGCGTCGCCTTTGTGAGATAAAATGGCAATCACAGGCGGAATTAAATTTTTTGAACCAAATCTCGCGGATAGCGAGACGGGAGCCAGCGTCACGGCGTCGTCAGGGGATCCGTCCGCCGACTTTATTTTAGATCGCAATCAATATACTGTTTGGAGGTCGGTGGGATCCGATGACACCACGACGGAGACGCTTGAAATTACGCTTGCCGGCACGGAAACATTTAGTCGGTTATTTTTGATCCGGCATAATTTCAAGGAATTTAAAGTTGAATGGTGGAATGGGGCGTGGGTGGACTTTTCAAATGTCGTCGGCGTAAACGGCGCGACTTCCAGCGCGATCTCGGAAACTGATTATACCAGAAACACAGCTTATTATGAGTTTGATGAGGTCACAACCGACAGAATATTGATTTCAGCGACAAAAACCCAAGTCGCGGATGAAGAAAAGTTTTTGAACGCTTTTGTTATTACGACTGAATTGGGAACGCTTGCGGGCTTTCCGGTAATCAGAGACGCCACAAAGGACAAAAAATTAAGAAAAGCGATTTTGCTAAATGGTCGCTCATATATCGAAAAATCCCTGGAAGTTTTCAGGACGGCGATTGATTTCAAAAATTACCCGCCGACCTACCCGGACGACCTGAATTTAATTTTTGATCTCTTTGACAGAGATGATAAATTTTTTGTTTGGCTTTGCGGTGGAAGGAGTGAAGATGTCTATTTCAAATATCAGCTCCGAGGATTTCGCCTTGAGGATTTAATTTTGGTTCAAACCGTGAATGTCTTTAAAGATAAATATCGAAAGAATTACTATAACGGCGTGGTGGACGTAAAACTTAATCTTGAAGAGGCGGGATAATGAGAGTTGAACAGGTTTTTATAACTCCGCTTGTCTCAAATGACACCTACGGCGACGAAATAGAGGTTTCCAAATATGTGCGCATAGACGGAATATCTAAAATTAAGCGCTCGATTGATTCAACTGATTATTCACTCGGTGTTTATCGGTTCAGCGATCTAAAACTAAAATGCGAAAATTCGCGCGGAACTTTTAACGAGGACGATTCGCGCTCTATTTTCCCCTTTACGCGGGACAAAGCAAAAGTTCGCGTGGTTGCCCTGATGATAAACCCGGACACTTTCGCGACTGAAACAAAAGTTCAATTTGAGGGAATAATCAATGACGAGGCGACTAGGCAGAACATTACGGACGACACAGTAAAATTGACGGCTCTGTCGAAAGATTCTGTTTTCCGTACAACTCAAGTCCCGGCCGGGATTATTTCGGCTGGGACAACTGCCAAAAACGCTCTATTTTTAATTCTTTCTCAGGCGTCAATCACAAATCTTTTAACGGTCGATATCAATAATATTGATCCGGTTTTGGATTTTGAAATTGACACGCCTTCCGAGCTGGACAATTTAGAGGTGAGGGAGGCTCTTGATTTATTGCTCGCGGCGTCAAGTTCTGTTTTGCTACTGGAAAGCGACACTATTTTTATTCACGGACGCGAAAAACCAGACGAAGACGAAGCCGACGCGCTGCAGCTTCGCGGCCGGGGCGAGCTTTCCAACAATGCTAATATTATCAGTATTACGGCTTATAACACAGGCAAACAGAGACAGTTTAACAGCGTCAGGCTCAATGATGGCGCGGTGGTTATCGAAGATTCAGCGTCAGTTTTTGAGTATGGACTCAAGCAAATAGAGTTTGACTTTCCTTTTGCGAATGACCTCGACACGCTTCGCGATATTGGTCAGGAAATAGCCGACGAATTCAGATATCCTAAAGTAGAGCTAAAAGCGCGTGTTCCAACAGAGGTTTCAGAGGATTCTGACTTGCTTGATTTGGTTAGAGTCGACGCCCCGCTTTTAAAAAAACCGATTCCAGGCGACTTTTTTCCGGTCTACGGCGCGGCGATTTACGGTGATTCGGAGACGCCTTACCCGTTGACGCTTGGTAGCGTGGGCATATCAAACAAAACAAAATTCAAAATTATCGAAATCGAGGACGACGCGCGGAGTTTTCAGACAATTTTAAAATTAAGACAATTTGGGAAATTTACAAATGATGGCGTTTTTGAATTTGCAATCCCGGCAATTTACGGAACGGCCGTTTATGGCGATTCCGGTTATGGAGTAACTTAAATGGGAACAGGAACATTAACTGACTATACCAACGGACAAATAGTCGAAGCGGCGCATCCGAACGCTATTCATGCGGCCCTGAAAGGCGATTTTGTTGGCCGGGATTCCTCCGGAGCGGCGACGCCTGGACAAAATCTAGGAACCGCAACAATTCCTTGGGGGACGGCGCGTCTTACCGATTTGATTCTGGATGGCTCGCCGGTCGAGCCCGGACTTATTACGGCCCAGCCAAACCGAGTAATTTCGGGCGCGATTCGAGCAACTTCGGATTTTCCAGATTATTTGCGGCCCTCCGGAGCAGCGGCCAGTTTTACCGTGCTGGGAGCGACGACAAATCTTTTAATTGACGTAAACGGCAGTACGGCGACAATATCAACCGATATTGTGAAAAGCGGATTAACGCTTGCGCCTGCTACAAATAACACTTGTCAAATTAATGACGCGGCGTTGACAGGGCAAGACACCACTCGATTTTTGGGCGAAAATGGGACGGAGATTGTGGTCGACAATATGCTGTCTGAGCTTACGAGCCGAATCGGGCAATTTGTCGCGCTTCTCAATCAAGCGACAAACGAAGTTTTTTATTGCCGGATAGAATCGGCGACAAGCCTCCGCGATGTGCGTCGCGGATTTTGTTTTGACAGTTCAGGCAATCCCGTTGAAGCGGACGTTTTAAATAACAATGACACGCTTCAATTGCTGTCGCTCGGTTTCATTTTTGCGGAAGATGATGGAACAACGATTGATATTACTTACAGGAATCCGATTATCAGTGGCAATCAGCCGACGGGCCCGCAAACCGGCGATTACTGGTACGATTTAGCCGTTAAGGTCTGGAAGCGTTATAGCGGCTCATCATTTGATCAAATCAACCGGACTTTTATCGGAATAGCCGCCCTTGATACCTCAGTTTGTAGCTGGACGCGGCCCGAATATTTCAGCAAAAGCTATTCCGCAGATAACACACTGGAAGTGCGACTCGATACTGTCGATGCGCTGGAAAGCGTGACGCCTGATTTTTTGGTTTCCGTGGACGGCGATCAAAAGCGATTTGACTTTGGATTTTTGCGGTGGGACGCTTCAACGGATTTTGAATCCGGTGTTGTTCGGACTGCAGATCGCGATTACTGGCTCTATTTAACCGAAGACGGAAAGCCGATTATTTCGGACAAAAAACCTTACGACCTTCAGGGATTTTTGCGCGGATGGTACCATCCCTATGAATCCTGGCGCGCCTTGGCTCAGATTTACAACAATAGCTCGAATGAGTTTGAGCTTGTCCATGAATCCGACGCGATTCTCAATCTATTGTGGCGGCAAAACTTCGATAAAAGCCGCGTTATTCTTTCAAATAATGCGACAGTCGCCGACCTTGATTTTAGCGCGGGATTTTTTACCTTTGACGACGGAACCGGAGAGGCTTTTAGCCCCGCTTACACAAAAAGCTTACAGATAGTAGGCTCATGGCAGCCCGGAAACGGAGGAAATGGACTTGATATTGGCATTGTGGCAATAAATACTTGGTATAATTGCTATGCAATACATAATCCAGATATCAATGATTATGACGTCGCGACACGTGAATTTATAATTGGGCGTTCAGATTATTTATTTACAACGACTTTTGGCTCACCTGCATTGCCGGCCGGGTACACTAAAAAACGCTATATCGGATCAATTCGGACGGGGACGGCGGATATTTTGGATTTCCTACAAAATGATAAAACATTTACATGGGATTTAAAAATTCAGGATGTTAATATAGCGTATGGAACGGCCCCTATCGGAGCGCGGACTCTTTATCCACTATTTACGCCGCTTGGCCTTTCCTGCGAAGCGATTTTTTCAGCGGCAATGTTTATGCAGTCTGGCGTAACAGGAAATACGGCGATCGTATTTACAAATCCCAGCCAAAGCGATCAGGCTCCGACTTTTAATAATGTATATTCCTTAACAATGGGACAACAAGCCGGCGGAGCTATCCAAGAGGAAGTTTCCGCACAGTTTAGAAATTTCACAGACACTTTATCGCAAATCGGCATAAGATCAACTACTCCTAATTGCGCGATTACAGTTTCAACGGCTGGCTGGGTTGATCACGGATTGGAGAATTTATAATGATTCAATATATTTTCAATACTGAGACTGAAAAAATTTTGTATAATGAAGCTGGCAATTGGGGTCCCATTTATGTGGAAAGCGGCGGCGAATGGGGAAGCGATCCTGTTTTTCGATCTCCTTGGCGCGCAGCGACACAGGTCGAAATAGACGCGGAATTGCTCACGGAAGCCAAAGATGCAAAACTCGGCGAACTCGCTAATGATTTCACGGCTTATGAGTGCGGCGGCTATGACTATGGTGGTAATATTTATTGTCTCAAACAGGTGGGCATTGACAATATTGTTACAGTAGTTGATGGCCTCGACGCTGCCGACCCGAACGCTTACACTTTTCGGGATATAGATAGCGTGCCTCATGATTTTGAAACCCAAGAGGGTTGGAACGCTTTTAAACAGGCCATGCAGACAGAGCGCAACCGAATCATGGTTTATTATATTGCGAAAAAAGTCGAAATCAACGCTTGCTCAACAGTTGCTGAGGTTGAGGCGGTTGTGATTGACTTTTCGCCGACATAACCAAATTAAAAGGATTTATGAAAAAAATAATATTTTTTCTTGCAACTTTATGCTTACTCGGCATTCTTTCTTCATGTAACAAGCTTTCCGCGAGCGATGAGGAACTTGAATTTATCACAGTCTCGGAGGAGCAAATAGAAAAAGAGGATTTTTGTCGGGCTTACGGGGGGCCGAGTTACGATCAAAATTTTATTGGATATTCTAAAATTTCGAGCACTCTCAGACTGTCGCATACTATTCCGATTTATTTCCATGATGATTTTGAGCCGGTGAATGTGAATAAAAGCGGAGAAATTGCCGACAAAGCAGAAGTAATATATTTATCTAATATAGACAGGTATTTTGTTTTGTATGCGGGCCGGGATGATGACGCATTTTTAATTCAGGCTACGAAGGGCAAGATTTTTATCGATTCCTCCGTGGTCAATGGCCAGCTTTTTTATTATCCTCCTAAGCCAAGTTTGGGAATTATCGGAGGCGGGGAGCATCAAGGTATTTATGTCGAAGTTTTTCCAAATTATAGCCCGATAACCGGCCTAACCTCAAAAACGTTTCCGACTCCCCTGAGTTGCGAGGGCCGTTATTTTTACTTTGCTTTGCCGGTCTTCACCTCATGAAAGAAAAAATAGACTCCGCAAGCCTAGCGCGCCTGCAGGCAAAGGTTAATATTTTACTAGTTTTACTGAGCGCGCTCGGAGCATTTGCTTTGATTGTTCTTGTTATGATCAACACGCAAACTGGCCTTGTCGGAAAAGTAGAAGCCAATTGCGCGATCCATGAAAAAATTATTCAGAGCAACAGCGCGGCTGTTAGATCGATTCATTCACAGATTAGTCTAATCCAGAAAAACACGGCGGTTTTGGCTACAAATAGCGCGCATATGAAAGAGGACATTAAGGAAATTAAGGAAAAACTGAAATGAATTTAACCGACTATCTTGAAAGCGAAGTACAAAAAGTGCAGGCCGCCGGTCTAGAATATTTTTTCACGACCGGCGAAGAAAAAGCGAAAAAATATTTTGCGGCGGCGAACGCTTGCGGAGCGACTCTGAGAGGAGTCAAAAAAGACGGCGGAATGATCGAGCTTTTTTCGGAGCCAGGGAGGGATATGGAGGATTTCTGGAAAGAAGCCGGAGAATATCAATAAATTCTAATGCCTAGACATGTCTTTTGAGAAAACACGCTCAGAGGCCGTTAAATAGCGTTTATGGCTATATTTTATAAATAACTGAAATCATTACATTATGGAGCAAGGTTTTCACGATATTTTGACCGGATTGCTTAATCAGGCCGGAATTGAGGCCGGACACATGTTTTATCCTATCTTGATCGGTCTCGCGACTGGATTGTGGGAGTGGTTCAAAGGGCGGCGAGACAATAAACAGCTCGCGGAAATCATGAATAAATCAGCGCTCAAAAATGAAACATTCCGCGAGCTGGCCGCCCAGGAAGGAAGCAAGCGGCTGGCTAAGATTCTGGCGAAGCTTCTGAAATAAAGACTAGCTGTTGACTTTTACGTCTTTAAATTTCATAGCTTAAACTCTCTGGCTTGATTAGTTTTTGCTCCAGAAGAGCAATTAAAGAATTTGTCATGGCGCATACAATGTTTTTGTCTTCACCGTAGCCGAATAAGTTATGCATAGATGGCCATTCATGCGGATAATCTCCCTCGCTGACATACCCGGAGAGCCATAAATTATCTTTTTTATGGAGTTGATATTTACCGAAGAAAATTTTATCGGGCAACAAAACTCCAACTTCATCCCCCGTGTAGGCGGGATAAAAATCAGAACCCCAAGGCATTGAGGGATTTTTGCAATAGTGATCCATCAGCACAATGCCCCAGGTTCCATATTCATCTATTTTACTCCACGCCCAATATCCATCTATTTTACTCCACACCCACAAACTTTTCGGCGCGTGTTCCCCTAATAATCCGACCAGCTTTTTAGCCTGCTCTAACGCGCAGACCTGTTTTTCAATGCTTAGTGCTTTAACCATTTTGTCTTTTTCTCCATCGCTTTCCTGTCAAAATAAGAATTTCATATGATTGCTGCGCCAGCCATAAGCATAAAATTGCACAAATCAAGGGCATAAAATTTGAATCCTGCCGCCAGCGTTCAATAAAAAATATTGCTGCTGAAACCCAGAGCATTAACGAACAATAGCATAAAAATATTATTCCCATAAAACGCCGCGCTAACTTTTTATATTTTTATCCATGTTTGATTTTGTCTTTTTAAGAGCGCTTGTGCCTTGTCTATGAATTCTTGATCCGCCTCCATCTCTGCAGGCTCATAATATTTGTCAAGCTCCCAGCTCATTAATACATGCTCGCGGCTTCGGTTGTGTTCATCCACTAAATAAACAAGCTCCTTATATGTTTTAGTGACATGATCTTTGAACGGCAAATACGGGAGAGAGTGGAGTAACACTGTTACTCGCGTTCCTATTTCAATTTGTTTGCCCATGCCCCTTCTCCTGATTATCCACCCAGTCTAAAATAAACGCCGCGCATATCATAACATGAGCGCATTCAGATTTAAGCGCGGCGGCGTTTTCGGCGGTTGGTTCCTGCTCATAATCGTTCAGGGCTTGACCGACCTCGTTAAACTCCTCCGCCAGCCATTCATGCAGTGTGCCGGAGTCCTCCGTTAACCAGTTGTCGCCCTTATGTTGCTTCTTTTTCAGCTCTCTAAGCATTGCGCTTTTTGCTCTTTCAGCTAGTCTTGCTCTGATAATTGTTGTCATTTACCACTCCCTTGACAAGAACATGCCTTTCCCAGAGTTTAGAAAATCATGCACATTTTTTTGATAATCCTCCTCGCCTGATTCTCGGCCCGGCAGCGGATTCTGGTTTAAATTTGTAATCATTCCGCCATTTTTGAGATAAACTGCCGTCGCTGCTTCAATCTCTTCGCCGCTAATGCGGATAATTTTTTTTTGCCATTTCCGGCGGAATGGGATTGGACCTTTTTTTGTCATTTTATTCCCCCGGTGACATTTCGATAATTTTTAAAATAAACTCTTTCCACTCTTTCCACCATTCAAGGGCTTTAACATCCATTTTGTCTATCACTGTATCGGAGAAATTTTTCCATTTTTCAATTTCATGAGCTTCGCAGCCTATTTGCAATATCGTTTTTGTATAACAAATATCATAATCTTCTATTTGCAAAGATTTGATCTCTCTTTTGTTTCCAACGGCTCCCCAAAGATCGGCTTCCCATAAGTTGGCTTCCCGAAGATCGGCGTCCCGAAAGTTGGTTTCTCGAAGGTTGGCTTCCCGAAGATCGGCTCCCCATAAGTTGGCTTCCCGAAGATCGGCGTCCCGAAAGTTGGTTTCTCGAAGGTTGGCTTCCCGAAGATCGGCTCCCCATAAGTT